CTCAACGAACAATACCCGAAACGGCATGAGTATAGGGCCGAAGCCTCGTCAGTATAAAAGGGGAGGGGTTATGGTGGAGTTGTTGAGAGCCCTCACACTCTCAAATGCACTCCAATCCATAATCCTTCAGGAGAATCTTGGATAAGGCGGGGTGTCCCATATGTTCACCGAACCCAAGATTGCCAAACTCCTGATCAACTATCTCCATCTCAACATAAGATAGCCGATACCTCTTGAAGATCGCATCACTCGTGAACGTGAGGATCGTCTTCTCGTCATCCACTACTTTGGCATAGGGATTTTGTCTGTCATATTGTAATTGTAATTTATGGCGACCAGCATTCGCGACAGACTTCTTCATATTATTGACTAATGGGTATGAGACATAGGTTGCCATACCTTGCAAGAAGGCATGCTGAAAAGCATCTGCCCTCTCCTGGATACTTCCACTTCCATCAAGGTCACCCCACACAGTTCCACTAGAACGAATAATCACACCTGGATTAAGGAGTGGTTGATATCTTCCAGTGATGTCCATTGCAGGTGAATGCTTGAGGAACTGAATATCTTCATCAAGTTCACATTCTTCTATAGTCATAATATATCCAAGTTGTTCTGCTCCAAAGATTATGGAGTTTTCTCCTTTGAAATCCCGACTCATAATGAGTGCTACGAGCAGGGCCACAGCGAATGTGTTGAGTGCGGTGGTGCAAACTATACCACTTGGTAGGTATAGGCAAAGGACTTTCCAGATAACCTTGAGGTTGGCATCTGAAGCGGCTCGAATATGGCAATTAGCCAGTGCTTGTTTGAAAAGTCTTCGAACCTCATCCTGGAGATCTTCAGGGAAAATTTGAGCAAAAGCCTCAAACATGAGGGGTCCATGTGACGAATCACATCCAGAAAGATCTAAATTATATTTCTTAACTCCTTGCGGTGTATTAACTGACAAACAGCTATCATCGCTGAAAATTGCGCAGTAAAATCTACGTGGTGGTGCTCGAAGTAAAGAAAAAGCTCTTCGGAGTTGAGATCTTCTTGGGCCATTGATAAATTGGATTGTGCCTCCATGGATATGAATTTCTGTCTCTTGTGCCTTCTTGATAAAAGTCATAAGCCGAAAGCCTTGAAGACTTGACTCAGGACCAAGAGAGACGTAGATCCGTCCATGTTTATTGAGTTTAGCATTCTCTTTTGTTTTGAAACTCCACTGTTGTTGAGTGACAAAGTGCTCTCGGAGAAAAATGCCTTCTTGCATGATAGTTTCATGTGCACGAATTCGCAGTTCTCGATTTTTGTGTGGATCTGCATAATGTTGTTCCAATTCTTCAAACCACCCCATGTAATCATCAAATTTTGGGCGATACAGTTCCTGGAGAGCGGTGGAGAAACTGTAGCCAACTTTTCGAAAGTATGTTATCTGATTATTACGAAGCCAAGAGTCGTATCCTACTTTGTCCGCTTTGCGAACGTTCAGCATGCG